GGTGGGAAAGCAAGGACAACACCAGTCTCTACGAGGCGAACTACGAGGCCGCCGGTTTCTACCGGGTCGACGAGCCGCAGCGCGGCGACATGATCGTGATGGAAGTGGGGCGGACGGTTTACCCGAACCATGCCGGGATCTTCCTTGGCGCCGATCCGGCACTGCCTGGTGAGGATGCCGCGACGTTCGGCCCGGGCCCGTTCCTACTGCACCATCTGTACGGCAGGCCGTCAGAGGTCATTGTCTTCGGCGGGCCCTGGCTGGATAGAACACGCCTGATTCTCAGGCACAAATATGCGCGATCGACCGCATGATGCGGCAGGGTGCAGGGAGGTTTTATGGATGTCCATTCGTTAAGCGCTTATCAGAAAACGATTAGCGCTGAAGACATTCCAGTCTCTAGAGCGATGATTGAAGTCGGTTTGGCTGTGCTGGAAGAGACTGAAGAATGGCCGTTATCAAGATCTACGGTCGAAAGAGCTTTTCAGGAGATGTATCTGTGCGGATTTCTAGAATCTGAGCGCGGGTTTTAACACCTCTGATAATTTCGCCGTTCAAAGAAATCGCCTGCAGGATTCTCATGAGCTTGAGGCACTGGTCTCTCAGTTCATTAATGCTGAGCTTTGCGTTGGACTTCTGGGGATTTTTCGGCTTGATCAGGTCAGTTAATGATGCTGTTGGACCTTCATCCAATCCCCATTGCCAATGAACAATTTTGTGTCTTAAGGAGCTGACAGCATCGAACGCTTTCAGTGTGTACAGAAGATCCTCTGTCGCCTGTTGATCGCTGATTTCTGAATCGGCTACCTGTCCTTGAACGTACCTGATCATCCCGGCCATCGAGATGTTCGCTTCGACTGAGAGCCTTTGGGCTTCCGAAACCGGCATTCTGAGAAAGAATGCAAAGAGCTCGGAAAGCTGCCATTCGACTGCAGAGTAATTGACGATGAATTGCCCCATAGCGTGAAGGTGTTCATCTGATGGGCCGACGTTGTACTGGCGTGGCCAATCAATGGAAAAAGGCTCTCTGGGTTTGAAATCATCGCTACTCAAATCGACCTCCAGGTCATAAACGCGCCGAAATTGGCGCAATCCCAGTCCTTGGACTTGCAGGCAAAGGACTGGGGAATCCGTTGCGTGAGGGCAAGAGGCTACTATCGGAAGGCAGCGGTGCGTTACTGGGGATTCGTACAGCCTGGATCCGGTGTTAAAGTTGGTCCTTTCAGGATGAGGACGAGCCATGAGGATGATCAAGTTCGCCGCCGCTGCCGTATTGGCGTTTTCGCTTTCAGGCTGCGCCGGGACGAATTTTTCGTACGACGAAGCCCGAAAAGTGAAGGTCGGAATGACCGAAGAAGAGGTAACCCAGATTATGGGGCCTCCGTACTCCGTGGTGTCTCGAGCCGATGGTCAAATGTGGGTCTGGAGTCATGCGAACGGCATGACCGGGTCGAGTCGTGTGATCTCATTCAGAATGGTCGACGGCAAAGTTGTCGAAGTGCCAACCATCCCAGCCAGCTTTAAATAGGAGTGACCTGCATGAAATTGATTATAGGAGCATTGGCTGTTGCGCTCTTGGCTGGATGTGTTTCGCCAACTGACCTAAAGAGCAATACACCAACCACGACGGCTACCACTAAAAAATCGCCTAGAGAGTACGCAGTTTGCGTTTTCCCTAAATGGCAGGACGCACGCTCTGAGGCAGTAATGTCGGAAACTGAGAGCGGTTATCGCATAGTCATTGGTGCTATGCAGATGACTGATGAGTTGCTTGAGATAAAGAAAGCTGCAAACGGAAGTTCGGTTGCCTTTTATCAGCGCGTGGCGTGGATGCCTGGAATTGGCCGCACGGCCATTGAAGGGGCGGTAAAGAGCTGCCTCTAGTCGAACGAATTCCACACAAGCCGCCAGAAGGCGGCTTTTTATTGCCCGGAGGAAAGTAATGTCCGCAGCAGTTCATTACACACCCATGACAACCATCAAACTGTCTGGGCCACTAGTACGGAAGTTTGGTCGGGTTCATCGACGTCTTCTGGATGGAGCGAGCGTGAAGGAAGTGTTCGCCGCGTTAAGGGCTACTATTCCGGGATTCGCCGAAGAAATCAGGCGGTTAGACCAGCTCGGAATGCGATTTGCGATCTTCCGTAATGGGGAAAACGTTGGTCATGATGAGTTTGATCGAGGCGGCGCAAAAGATGTGCGGATTGTTCCAATTGTCGGCGGCAGCAAACGTGCTGGTCTGCTTCAAACGATCATCGGTGCCGTTATTTTCGTAGCTTCGTCCTTTGTTCCAGGGATGCAAGGTTGGGGGCATTCGCTGGGCGCCTCACTTGTTTTGGGGGGCGTCATTCAAATGCTCAGTCCTCAAGCTTCAGGCCTGAAGCAAAGCGCCTCCCCTGAGAACGCACCGTCATACGCCTTCGGCAGCGCCAAGAACACCACGGCCAGCGGCAACCCGGTACCGATCTGCATCGGCCGGCGTCGGTGGGGTGGAATGATCATCTCGGCGTCGATCTACGCCGAAGACAAAACGTAAGCAGGACAGCAGCAAACCAGCCGCCCGTGAGGCGGTTTTTTTATGCCTGGAGGAAAGCATGGGCGCAGCGGAACAGATCGAGATCTACGGCGAGAAGGGCGGCAGCAGCAAGCCGAAGTCGCCGGTCGAAGCCAGCGACAGCCTGCGCTCGACCAACCTGGCGAAAATTCTAATCGCCGTGGGCGAAGGTGAGTTTGATGGCGTCCCAACGGATTACGACATCTACCTGGACAACACGCCGATCCGCGATGCCAGCGGCAATTACAACTTCCCGAACGTGAAATGGGACTGGCGCCCGGGTTCCGTGGATCAGACCTACATCCCTGGTATCCCGGCGGTGGAGAATGAGACGTCACTGAACGTTGAGCTGCGCAGCGATGCGCCTTGGGTTCGCTCGATCACCAACACCCAGCTTTCAGCCGTGCGCATGCGCTTCGCGTGGCCAGCGCTGCAACGAGTGGACGATGAAGGCAATGTCGGCGGCTACCGCATAGATTACGCGATCGACCTGGCCACTGATGGTGGTGCTTATCAGCAGGTCTATCCAGATGCGGTCGACGGCAAAACCACCACCCGATATGAGCGTTCCCGGCGCATCGACCTGCCGTCCGCGACTTCGGGCTGGCAGATCCGGGTGCGGCGCCTGACGCCGAACCAGAACAGCAACAAAATCGCTGACACCATGCTGATCGCCGGTATCACTGAGATCATCGACGCAAAGCTGCGCTATCCGAACACTGCGCTGCTTTACATCGAGTTTGATGCCGAGCAGTTCACCAACATTCCGGCGGTGACCGTGGAGTGTAATGCCCGGCGCTGGATGGTGCCGAGCAATTACGACCCGATCCTGCGCACCTATACCGGGACGTGGGATGGCTCGATGAAGTCGGCGTGGACCAACAACCCGGCGTGGATTACTTACGGCATTTGCACTGAAGAGCGTTTCGGTCTGGGCAAGCGCATCAAGCCGTTCATGGTCGACAAGTGGGAGCTGTACCGGATCGCCCAGTATTGCGACCAGCTGGTGCCGAACGGGCTCGGCGGCCAGGAACCACGCTTCCTCTGTGACATGAACCTGCAGGGCAAGGCTGATGCGTGGTCGCTGCTGCGCGACATCTCGGCGATTTATCGGGGCATGACCTACTGGGCTCAGGGGCAGCTGGTGATGCAGGCGGACATGCCGCGCGCGCAGGACTTCGACTACGTGTTTACCCGGGCCAACGTCATCGACGGGAAATTCTCGTACGGCAGCGCCTCGGCGAAGACCCGGTACACCCGGGCCCTGGTCAGCTACGACAACCCGGCCAACAACTACGACACCGACGTCATTCCATTCGCTGACCTGGATCTGCAACGCCGGTATGGTGACCGGCCTACCGAGCTGAGTGCCATTGGCTGCACCCGTGCTTCGGAGGCGCAGCGCCGTGGCAAGTGGGCGATCCTCAGCAACAACCAGGACCGCACCGTGTCGTTCAAGACCGGCATGGAAGGCGTGATCCCACTGCCGGGCCACATCATCCCGGTGGCGGACTCGCTGCTGGCTGGGCGGGAGGTCGGCGGCCGGATCTCGGCGGTGGCGGGGCGCGTCATCACGCTTGATCGGGATACCCAGGCCAAGGCCGGTGACCGGCTGATCATCAACCTGCCAGGCGGCCGAGCGGAAGGCCGCACTGTGCAGAGCGTCAGCGGCCGTGCCGTGACCGTGACCGTCGCCTACAGCGAGCCGCCGGTCGCGCAGTTGCAATGGGCG